GCTTGCCCGGTCAAGCTCCAGGTTGACGTACAGCACCCGGCCCTGGGCGCAGTCCCAGCGTAGCCAGCGCTTCCCCTCGGCGATGGCGCAACATAGTTCGATCAGCGCGTAGGATTTCCCGGCCTTGCTCGGCCCGGCCAGCAGCAGCTTGTGCCCGCGGCGCAGCACATTGTGGATCAACGGCGGCGATAGCTCCGGCAGATCATTCCACACGTCGGCGATACTTTCCGGGTCGGGCAGATCGTCGTTCACGCCCTCGATCCACTCCTGCCAGGCCCGCCAATCTGGTTTTCCAATATTCGTATCAAGCAGATATTGTTTGTGGCCGTTGCGGGTCACGCCGGGAAGGCGGGACAGCCGGGAGGGGTTCTTATTTTGGGTATCGATGGTCATGCCGTTCTTGCGGCATACGTCATACAGGTAATCCACCCGCTTGCGGTACTCGTCGTAATTGCCCGCGTCAATGCGCACAATGGCGTGCAGGCTCTTGCCGCCGCTGTGTACCAAGCAGGCCACCGGCAGCTCCAGCTCGCGGATGATGGCGTTCTGCCGCTCGATGGGCATGTCGTCGGATTCCACCAGCGCGTAACGGTACTCTGTTACGTTGTCGTTTTTGACGCCCAAGCCATTCAGTGGATTGAATCGAATCCACGCGCCGGCTTCCGGGTTGCAATCGCCAAATACGGCGCCCAGGTCACCGCCACACTGATTGAGTTGATGGATAAGCTCGCCCGCGGTACGATCCCAATTGCCCTTTTTGGGCAGATGCCTGCCATCTTTCTCCCATGATTCCGTCACATATCCCACATTTTCGGCAGCCTCGAAAAGTGTCTCCAGGTATTTCACGATGTGCGCTACCGGATTCCACTCGGCAGGCTCCGAAACCTCACGATCCTCTATCCATGCTTTATCGATGATCACCAAATCGTCGTGGTTTTCGCCGATGGTATCATCCCAGTCCAATTCGCGCCCGGGATCCCGGGGTGGATTGTAGCCCTGTTCCCGGGCAAGCTGTACGATGGTTCCGCTGTTCACGGGATTGGCAGCGCCCCGGAAACTCTCCCACTTTCGGAAGCACTCGCCAGGTCGGTATCGGGCCGGGTCGCCCGCGCTCCAGGCATCCCAGTCAGCAGCGGTGAAGCCGGATTGCTTCAGCGCCATACCCACGTTCACCCATTCCTGGTAGCTCAGCACACGCGGGTCAACGTGTCCAAGGATGTCCAACAGGTCTTTGTGATCGGTCACCATCCGATCACCTCCGGTATGTTCGCCGATGGGAAGTGGGTGGCCGGGTTGATGTCACGGGGAACAAACCAACCGTTACCGGCAATGCGGTCGATCAGTGATTTGGCCGCGTCAAAAGGCCAGGTGCCGACATGCTGGAAGCCCTTGCTCTCCAGGAAGCGGATTTGCTTCGGCGTGGTTAGGCCTTCCTTTTTTCGCAAGGCTAACTTGTCCAGCAACTTTGAGGCCTTGCCAGCATTTTCGATCTCGTCGGGCAAAATGCCTAACTTCTCCAATGTAGCGCGCTGGCTGTCGCTCGGCGGGCCCATCTCCCACCCGAAGGCGGGTACATACCCGGCCAGGTCTTCGGCCTGGATGCTCATCTCAAATTGCAGCGGGTCAACCAGCTTGCGCTTGCGGCTGCGCATCTCCCGCAGCTGCTTGGCCAGCGCCTCCTCGCGCTGGGCCACCACTTCGGAGGCAGCCTTTTCTTGAGCCTCCTCTAGGCCGACCGGACAACCGGCCGCCTCCAAATCCTCGGTCATGCGTTGGGCCACTTCTTCGGATTCGCAAATCAGATGCGCCGGGCGACACAGCTCATGCCGCTCGGTATGCCAAAGGAAATCAAGCAGAAGCAGATGATCCTTTTCAGGGGCCAGCCTCGTCCCGCGGCCCACCATCTGACAATACAGGCTCCGAATCTTTGTTGGCCGCAACACCACAATGCAGTCCACAGCCGGGCAGTCCCACCCCTCGGTCAGCAGCATCGCATTGCAAATCACGTTCAGATCGCCTGAAGCGAAACGGCGCAGGACTTCCGAACGGTCTTTGCTTTCCCCGTTAACTTCGGCACAAGCGAAACAGCGATCCCGAAGTTTTTCGGCAAACTTTTTTGCGGTGCTGATCAGCGGCAGAAATACAACGGTGCGACGATCCATACATCCCGCCGCCAGCATCTCGTCCGCGATCCTATCTAAATATGGATCCAACGCGTTCCCCAGCGCCGCCACCTGAAAGTCGCCCTGGGCAAGCGGCACAGCGCCCAGGTCAAGCTTCAGGGGGATGGTTTGCGCCTTGATGGGGCACAGGAATCCTTCCTTGATAGCCTTTGGCAGCGTATACTCATACGCCAGGCTTTGAAAATACGTTCCAAGGTTGCGCATGTCGCCGCGATCCGGCGTGGCAGTCACCCCCAGCACCTTGGCCCCCTCGAAGTGGGAAAGCACGCGCTGGTAGCTATCTGAAAGTACGTGGTGCGCCTCGTCCACAATGATGGAATTAAAATAATCCATCGGAAACCGGGTCAGCCGCTTTTGCCGCATCAAGCTTTGCACGGAGCCGACCACCACCCGGAACCAGGAACCCAGGCTGCTCTCCTCTGCCTTCTCTACGGCGCATTGTAGCCCGGTGGATTGATGCAGTTTATCGGCAGCTTGCTCTAACAGCTCGCCGCGGTGAGCGAGCACCAGCACCCGCTCACCGTCACGCACGCAGTCCTCGATCAGCTTGGAAAAAACGATGGTCTTTCCCGTGCCGGTGGGCAATACAAGCAGCGTCCGCTTGTTTCCTTTTTCCCATTCGCCCACGATGGCGGTCTTTGCTTCTAATTGATAAGGACGCAGCGCCATCATAGGCTAAAACCTCCCAGGCTCAAATGCGGCTGTGGCTGCCGACGCAGATTGGGCCGTATCCTCGGGATACAAAAAGCGCTTGATCTCGTTGCTCTTCATTTCCTCGCCGGTTCGCTGGCTCATCCAACTACGTGTGCCCAGCTTGCAGCGACCGCGGGCGCCAGGCACCTTCCCCCAGTTCATCACCAGGCGCTCCCCATGCTTCCGCTGGCCGATGGAAGCAAAGAAGGCGCAAAGGATGCCCTCGGTAGACGAATGCAAGAAAAAGTTGTGTGTCAGCTGTGCCCTCCGGCCATCCGGGGATGTAATCCGAATTTGCAGCACCGCTTTATTACAGGGTGGCAACTTGCCCTCGGGGCCCGGCGTGTGCCGGGCGCGCTCGAAGTTGATTACCTCAAAGTCATATTCGCCGTCCGGCAAAAGCGTAAACTCGCTATCGTGTTCAATGGGCCCATCCCATGGAAGTTCGTAGCCTTGATCCTGGCCTGTCATATCGTTGCCCTCCTATATGTTGTTAAAATGGCGTTTTCGTGATCATTGCAAGTACCTGGCTCCATGCGCCAATCAATACACCGGATACAAATGCCGGGTCGTAGTTGCTGATGGGCGTGTCGCGCGGATAATATCCCTTTTCGGAAACGACGAACTGAATATCTTCCACGGACACGTTGTTTGCCTGCATCAATTCACGGAGCGCGGGTGGGATGTCGTCCGGCGGTTGTTCCTGAATAGCTGATGGCGTAGGCGGTTCGGTATACGACGGGCGATCAATGATCGCCCCTACAGGGGCAATCTGCGCATCCGCACTCGTTGTAGGGGCGCACAGTGTGCGCCCGCCGTCCTGCACCTGAACAGGCAGCGTCAGGACGGGAAAACAATGCGCAATCGAAGCATAATCCAACGGCATCTCATCCGGCAGCCCGTGCCGGTTCTTTGCGTCCCAGCATGGGTGATGCGTGGCACGAAGCACCCGCGCGCCGCCTTGTGCCTTGTTCTTGCCCTTCTGTGCGCCTTGGCCGTCCACGTTTACCACGAGGATTTTATAACCGGCTAGGAGCACCATGTCCGCCCACTCCTTGAGCAAGGGAGCAGTCTTCTTTTGCAGTTTCATCTCCCATCGGTCATATGCCCCCGCCTCTTCCGGCTGCTCAATCTTCCGCATAGCAGCGTGAGCGGTAAACACCACATGAATGCCCCGTGCCACCACCTCGTCCAATAGATTCAGCAGTCGGCCAAAATCTTCCACAAGATAAATGTAACCCTTGCCGTATCCGAAATCCTCAATGCCGGTTTTGTTGTTCCGGGCACACAGCTCAGTCATGCAAAGCTGCTCGGCCCAGTCCGCCGTATCGATCACCAGCGTTTCACACAGTGCGGGGTTATCTCGCACATGTTTTACCAACTCAATCAGCATTGCCCAACTGCTGGGCCGGGGCAACCGCTCCACGTCCATATGCGAGGTGCCGCCTTCCGTGTCGATGAACACGGGGCGCGGGAACGCTGCCGCCAGCGTAGACTTGCCGATACCCTCCGGCCCGTAGACGACCACCTTTTGCGCGCGCTGTACCTTGCCCCGCGTGATCTCAAAACCCGCCATCAAAACACCCCTTCTTTCCAATCTTTGCTGCTCCCGCCGCTCCCTTCACCCTCCGCCATCAACTCTCCACTCTCAACTGCGTAACCATCCTCAATGATGATCGAACACTCGTCCCCGGTGCTCACCCGTGTGGCGATCACCTGAAGCCCCTCGCCTTCAAGCCATTGTCCGAACTCCCGCAGGGTATCCAAATCCATCTGCTCCAGCTTGTCCAGCAGTACAAAGCCGCACTTGGGGTTCAGTCGACGCACGATGGCAGTCGCCACCTGGAGCTGGGCGGAGCCGCTCATGTTGTCCCAGCGGTGCCCGTTGTAGGTAAGCTCTCCCTCCTCCACAGACAAGCCCGGCATCGGCAGGGCCGTATTTTGTAGCAGATCCACCTTGGCGCGGCGGACACACTCCAACTCGGCGCTCAGGGTGTTGTACTGGTTTTCATGCTCCAGCGCATCCTCCTCGGCCTTGCCCTTGTCCAGATTGGCACGCACGCGTCGGTTAATGGTTTCGATGTCGGCAATGTTCTGCTCTAGCTCCGCTGTGGATTCGTCCCGCAAGTCCTGGGCGGATTTTTCGGCGACATGCAAATCCGCGCTTGCCTGTGCCAACTCCTCTTGCAGGCGTGCCATCTCGGCGTGGAGCGCTTCCACCCGCTGCGCCAGTGCATCCCGGTGTTGCCGCTTGCGCTGGTTCTCGCCGTTGCGCGCCAAGACGTCCTGCTGCTGACGGATCAGTTCGGAGGCGGACACCGGCTCCTTGGGCGCGTCTGGATAATAGAGCTGCTCCTGGGCAAATTTCTTTTTCTGATCAGCGATCTGCCCGATGGCCCGGCGGCGGTTGTACGTCTCGGTTTCCTCCCGCTCCAGCGCGGCAAGCTGTTGCTCCACGCCGATGATGCGCAGCAGGGTGGCGGCCTTCTCTTTGCTGGAAGCCTGCATGAACTTGGGTAAGTCCAGCGCCAGCTGCTCCACAAACTCATTCAGAAGCCGCTGGCCGTCCTTTTGTCCGCTGGGATCCGTCACTTTCAGATCACTGTTCTTGCCTTTGCGCTCCACCACCAGCCCGTTGGACAGTTTGATATGAAGCGTTGGTGGGATCACCGATCCCTCGCGCACCGGCTGAGATGGGCGGTATCGATCCCCGCCCAACGCCCAGGCAATCGCGTCCAGCACAGAGGTCTTGCCCTGGTTGTTCCTCCCGCCCAAAACGGTGAGGCCGTTCGCGGTTGGCTCGATCTTCACGGCGCGGATTCGCTTGAGATTTTCAACCTCAAGTTGGTTGATTTTGATGGGTTCCATGTAGCGTGGCTCCTTTCTCTTTCAAAATATCGTCCATTTCTTTTATCAGGGCGAATATGGGATACGCCTGCCACGGCACCACGGCCAAGCCAAGGGATTCGATGCGCCTGGGCCGCTCCGGTAGCCCGCGTACCGTGCGCGGCGGCTCCCATGGGCGCTGCTCTTGGCCGCGCCACGCTGGCCAGGCTACTTCGTCCAGCCTATCGGAAACCCCATCAAGCACTCTACCCAGTCGGGATTCAACTGCCCGCCGCCAGGATTTCGTGTATCCGCTCGCAGGCTCCGGGCATGTTTTGTGCCCGCCGTGGTGCCTATCGCATCCGCAGCTATGGGCGTCGTCCAGGCCTTTGCTGCTGTCGATAGCCCGTCGCCCCCCTTGGATGAGCACCCCGCCCGGTTGTGATTCCCGTTCACGGATGGGGTGGGCCAGGCCACTTGCGCCTGAAGCTTGGTCGATTTCTCCGGCGGCCTCCCGCCCGTCCGCGCAGTGCTCCCACAATTCGCCGCCGTGGGCGTACCCCACAACGAAACACCTGTCCCTACGATGGGGCGCACCGACGGCAAGAGCTGGCAGTACAACCGGCTCTGCTTCGTAACCTTGCGCCTCCAAGTCAGCGAGTACAAGGTCGAGCGCCAGATGGACGAAGCCACCAACGTTTTCAACAACAACCCAACGGGGCCGGCACTCTCGTATGAGGCGAAGCATTTCAGGCCATCTATGGCGAGGATCAGCGATTCCCCGTTGAGCGCCCGCACAGGAAAACGGCTGGCAGGGCGGCCCGCCGAAGAGTAGGTCTGGATGTATTCCGAGGTCTCGTAACGCTGCATATGTAAGCTCCTCGTCATTTTGGAATATGGGCTTCCCCGGATGTTTTTCGGCGAGTTTTGCCCGGCGTTTCGGGGCAGCCTCGCAGTACGCGGCTACCTCGATGCCTACCAGCTCCGCCGCATAGCCCAGGCCGTCACACTCTCCGCTGTAGGTCGATACTGCAATCATTACGCACCTCCGTTTTGACGATATGTAGCACAAAGCCTTTGCGCGTGAAATGCAGGTATTCTACCTCATAGCCGCGGTCAGTCTTCCGCGCTGCTGGCTTCCCGCACTTTGGACAATATATGGACGGATGGGCGGCAGCGCTTTGCATCCCGCCTCTGGCTATGCGCATCGGATTACCTCCTCTCATCAAAAATGCACTGTTCCTTTGATCGTGTATTGTCTCAGCCATCTTCACAGCTCGTATCTCTGGCCGTATCCACGAGCGCTGCAACTGTTTCCATACACGCATCGCATGCGGGGTTGGAGCAGCATTTTCTCGGTACAACATCGGAAACGGAGCAAATCCTGCCCGCACCGTATCGGCCAATCGCTTCTCGGCCTGCTCCACGGTGTCCCCGGCATAGCCCATCAACACGTAGCAGCACATGGAATGCGATTCGAAGGTGTGCCCTTCCTCGCGCATTATCCTGCCCGCCGCCACCAGCGGCTCGTAATCGTCCCGTATGTCATAGGCAAAATACATTCGTTTGGCCTTAATTTCACGCAGCCTTCGCGCATGCCACGGCTTGAGCAGCCGCGCTTCCAGGCCGCCGGTCAGCAGTGGGCGTTCGGGTTGCCGTCGAAGCATCTGGAAAACCGCTTCAACGTGCGCATCACTGCAAGCCAGTAGGTTGTCATCCAACACGTTGTGCCCGTCTCGGATCGGCAGTTCGCGTAACCCACCTTCGCGCTTCGAAACCGCACAGAACCAACAGTGATTCGGGCACCCACGCGAGGTGACAGTGTATCCCTTCTTGAGATACATCCCTGGCTCGAACTCGCCACTCGGCTCACCGAACGCTGGGCCGCCCATCCGCACCGGAACGTCAACCGCGTTCCATTCTTCGGCCAGCCGCTCGGCGACAGGTATATCCCATGTAAACGTGACGCTCACATGCACCTCGTCAATCTCCGGCATGGCTAATAGCGGCGGTGGGCAGGCGATGAAGGCAAGCTCATCATCTGGTGTTGCGTTGGTGCGTCGTGGGAACACGCAGGCAATTCTCATGCCTCATCCTCCTCCCACATATCCACCTGCCCCCGGCAGTGCCCGTCCTCCATCCACCAGTGCCAAACGTCATCAGCGTCTGTCCATCCATACCTCGCAGCGTATCTATCTGGGTCTCGGGCTAACATTTCAGCAAATGACCGTAGGTAGTACCGTTTCATGTGTGGCCAGCGTGCGAATTGCTTGTATCTCTGCTTGTCGGCCATAGGGCATCCAATGCATCCGATACGAGAAAATCCTTCGTCGTACAGTGAGCAGTAGGCGATCCCTTTGTCGCGTATGAAGCTCCACACATTCCTGTCCGTCCAGTCAACAATTGGATTGACCGTAATTCTTGATTTTGTTGTGCAATTCTCAACAATTCTTCTGCTTATATCATTATCGTCATTCAGGATTTCTCGATGCTTCTTTGTTTTGGACATTACCGTTGCCACACCGTGATTGTCCTTTCTTCTTTGGCTTTCTGCCCATCGCACGCCCGTTATGCATACTCTTCCATGGCCATTCCCTTCTTTGAGCGCCTCGCAGCAAAAGCGTTTCCTTCTGGTTGGTGGTCCGTGTTTTATGATCAGTTCATGCATTGTTGTTTTTGGATCGCTGAAGCGACACTCTATGCCTTGCGCTTTCCATGCCTCAAATCTACTCTTTATATGACGAACCAATTCTGGCGGGTCGATCCCGGTCACGTGGTATCTTATCTCCACGGCGTCACAGCCTAAGCCATCCAAGCAAATCTGTGCAATGCATTCGCTGTCCTTTCCGCCACTGTAGGCGACATACAGCTTTTCCCCCGGTTCGCGCTGCTGGAGCGCATCGTAGGCGAGACGCACCCGTGCGATTGCGGATTCAATGTGATTCATCTCTTCACCCTTCTTTGTTGCATGGCCTCTCCTTTGCTTCAGGTCGGGGCGCGCAGCACTGGCCCACCGCGCGCCCCAGGTCGCCTGCCCAGGCGGTGGACTTGAACCACCATGGCGGGCATGAGCGGGCCCGCCGCGCTACCTGCGCCTGGGTCATTGATACCATGCCGGGCCTACGAGCCGCAGAAACTCCGCATGCAGATAGGCAATGACAACAATAACACCAATCGCAGCAGATAGGATTAATGCAATAACGTATCTCATGGGCCTTTCTACCTCCCTACGACACATAAAACTTTGGCGTCTTCCCACCGTTGCGTTTTGTGATCCGCGCCTTAAAGTCCGCCTGCGCCGGCGCATCCATGTATGTTGCGATGGAATGCATATCCACCCTTTTGCCTTCACACACAGCCTTCAGGCGACCATCCTTCGTCATGGTCGAAATGGTGGCTGGGCTCATGCCCAAGATTTTCGCGGCCACGCTTTGACGGCAGCATTCGCCGTACACACCAATCAGGTACTCCAGGCGCGTAGGCATCGGGTATACGGGTTTTCCCATGAGGGTGGGCCTCCTTTTCGGTCGGGATCGTGCGTTCTCGTTGTCTTTTGTCGCTTCTTATGATAGGTTTTTATTGAAGGGGGCGTATTTTGTGAAACGTATATACGAAGAAATTAATTCGTTTGAGTGCGAACGTCTAAAGGGCAACAAACATGTAGTTATCCGCCACCAATACGTTGAGACCGAAATACTGGGGGAGTACGCTTTTCGGGGTTCGGTGTGCTCAGGTGCATCCAGAAACTATAAAGCGGAGAAACGGTGCGACGGCAACTTTGCCTTCGGTGTTCCTTGTATGTTTCTTCGCAGCCACCCGCAAGCGAACGTATTTCCACCAAAAGATAAAACTTACGTCGAGTACGGCCCTTACGATAAATGATTTTTGAAATGCACGATGTGTTCAAAACCTTTTTCCTTAGCCAACGCATCAGAATCAGAGATCGCTTTGGTGATTTCCTCTTGTTTCGTAACAATGTAAGGCTTCGATACGATCACCTGCGCAGAGAGGGCGCTCAGCACTGATGCCACGCGTTCCGGGCCCCATTCAGGCGGGAAAACAATTGCGACGCCTGCGAAATCTCCTTTGACAATCGTAGAGTAGATCAATGCGTCTCGCCTCCCTACGCGCTCTTTTCGTTGCCGGAATCCTTCTGCTTGCTTGCCTCCATCAACCTGCGAAAGTACCCACGCGCATATTGATAGCTGATACCCATTTGCTCGGCCAGTGCTTCTACTTTCTCTGCTGAAATGGCGAGCGTTTCGCCGGATTGGAGGTTAACGATCAACGGTTTTTTCATTCCATCAGTCCTTTTTCGGCTTCTTCCGGGCTGGCTTTTTTCGCCATTTCTTGACATTTATATCTAAAAATGAGGGGTTAAAATTATGCTTAATCTGGATAAACAAATGGCCGCAATTAACGATGCTATGGATGGCCATGCCGAGACGGAACGCAGAAAACGTCTTCCAGGAGAAATCGCCATCGCTTCAACTGCCCCGGAGGTGTGCAAGCGCCTTCAGGTTGTATTCATGGAGTTTGAAAAACGCCTGCGCGATGAGGAAGAAATCGGGATTGTTCTTGCGTCTTTCGGCGTTGTTCACGAGCTCAACGTTCGACGCGTAGCAGCCCTCGGGCCAAACCTGTTATTTATTGGCGGGATTGAGAATGGTCGGGATGTCACCCTCATTCAGCACGTTTCTCAGTTGAGCTTTCTTTTGGCTCCACAACCGAAGGTTGCTCCTGATGCGCCTCGTCCAAAGATCGGTTTCGGCGATGCTTGACTGGCACGCGATGATCTGGCAGCACATACGGCGCGAAGGTCACGCATCCAACCACCATTGGAGCGCTTTGTTGACCGCTCCTGCCTGCTTCCATTTTTTGCACCTCCTTTCATGCGGTCTCTTCTTGGAACAGGTCATTCGAAGATACGCCGATCCCCTACGCGCTCTCTTGCTTCTTCGCCAGAACTTCCTTTTGAGCAATCAGCATTTCTACAAGCGCAAACACCGCGTGCTTAATCGGGGTTGGGAGCTTTTCGAACTTACGAAGCAGGCGCTTTTCTCTTGTCATGTTCTCACCGCCCTCTCAAAACCTTTCAATGAAAGGATTATAGTCTTCAACGAAAGGTTTGTCAATACCTGCTTTGAAAAAATATTGACATTGAGAATATTTGATGTTATTGTTCACAATAAGGGGGTGACCGTATGACACTAGGCGAACGAATAAAGATTGTCAGAAAAGGCGCACAGCTAAAGCAATATGAATTTGCCAAGAAGATAGGCGTTGCAGCAAACACAGTAACAAACTACGAAAGTGATATGCGCACGCCAATCGAAGCAATCCGTGTTGCCATCTGCAAAGAGTTCGGAATTCATCGCGAGTGGCTTGAAACCGGAGAAGGCCCAAAAGACATAGAAAAAGACGATGACCTTGACGGCATCGCCTATGATATAGTAAATGGTGAACGGGAACTGCCAAAGAAGTTCCTCAGACTAATTGCTTCTCTTGATGACAAAGAATTGTCACTTCTCGAAAAATTCATCGATATTCTATCGAAAATCGAAGGCTAGCAGCTCTACTCTTTTTGTTCTGTTTCAAAAGCGCGCTTGGCATAATTAAAGATATGCCGTAAGGCCTCCGGCGATTTGATTTTTTGCAATAATTCGATAATCTTCTCCACATACCACTCGTTCACAGCAAAGCCTCCTCGCATTTCAAACGCTCATTCGCACTCATCGTAACACGGGAACATGTGTTTGTAAGCAGAAATAATCATTACAAGAAATTACAGATACCACTATTTTCAAAATCTTGCGCCTTGGCGGTTCACCCCTTCATCCACAGAACATGTGTTTTGAGAACTTTGTTCGCTTTTAACAAAACTTATTTTTTTCCCTATACCAGTTAATAAATTCTACACCATACGCACCAAACATGCAAACCTTTCCCGGAAAGAAAAAAAGCCTCATAATTTGTCTGTTTTTGCCGAGTATTTTGTGCAACATTTATGCTTTATTTCTATTATTCGTAAGGCTCATCATACATACTTCTGCTAGAAACGCACAAACCGATTCACCGTTTTCCCTGGCTTTGCAACGAGCGGATTTGTGCAAAATTCACAATTAGGCGAAAGGAGCATACTATGCCAAAAAAGCAATCTGACGGTCGCTACCGCGCGAAGATAACCATTGGCGCTACGGCGGATGGAAAGCCGATTGTGAAATATGTGTCTGGCCGCACCAGGCGGGAGCTTGAGGAAGCAAAGCAGACGGCGAGAGCGCACTTTATCGATGGAGCCGTTAATGTCCAAGATAAGTTATTTGCGGAGTATGCCGTCGCATGGTATCGCGCAAAGAAAGAACCTCATCTATCCGAGCCGTCGCGCGTCGGTTATCGCAATTTCCTGAATAATCATGTCTTGCCCGCGTTTGGTAACCGCATGCTGCGTGCCATCCAACCTTTTGAGTTGCAGGAGTGGTTAAACGGTTATGCAGGCAAAAGCAAAACCACCATTACCATGGTGATGACCATTTTGCGTAACGTGTTTAACTCAGCGTGCGCTGAGGGAATCCTTCAGCGCGATCCAAGCCTAGCGCTCATGCGCCCAAAGCCAGCCATAGTGGAAGAACGCAGAGCTTTCACCGCCGAGGAATGTGCTCAAATCGAGCAATCCATCTTTCATCATAAGCATGGCATGCTGTTTGCCGTTTTATATTACCTCGGTGTCAGGCGTGGGGAGGCTCTTGGTCTGCAATGGGGTGATTTTGATTGGCAGAACGAAACGGTTCAAATCCAAAGGGACATTGACTACACCCACGGTAGCAGGGGAGTTGTTGATAATCTGAAATCGGCGGCAGCAGATCGGCACATCCCAATACCGGAGCAGCTTTTCAATCTCTTGCGAAGCAAAAGGTCACTCCCGCACCTGTTCCTGTTTGGCGCTGCCGGGAACTCTCCCCTATCCTATACAACGTTTCAACGGCGCTGGATGGAGCTGATGATTGACGCAGGCATGGCTGTCCGTGTTGAACGCGAAGAAGACCCAAAGGCACAAAAGAAGCGGCGCCCCGATGTTCGTTTTGATTGGAAAGCGGAGATAACGCCCCATTATTTCCGTCACAACTACGCGACGGCTTTGTATAACGCAGGCGTTGATCCGTTGGTAGCCATGCGTCTGCTCGGTCACTCCGATTACGCAACCACTGCAAAAATATACACGCACTTGAATAATATGCACATAAAAGATGCAGCGCAGCAGCTAAAAAAGGTGTTCTCTAAAGAAAAAGTTGCCGAAAAGTTGCCTGACTAA